ACCACCCCTTGGGATGAACCCCACACCGCCCGCCCATCGGACAGGCGCGCCAGTGAGCGGGCAATGCCCGTGTGCTCATTGACCACCGCCATGGATGCCGCAGCTGGGTCTGTGCCCAGCATCCAGTAGGTTTTGTCGGCCACCACGAACAAGCCCTCAGGCATCGCCGCCAACACCGTGACCGGCGCAGGCAACTGCAGGAAGTTGGTCGGCGCCATCGCGCCAAACTGGTAGGGCTCAGAAAAGTAGATGGCGCTGCCGCGCACCACATACAGCCGCCCACCATGCAGCTGCAGCGCATCCCCAGCGGGCAAGGCTTGCAGATGCAGCGTGGGGCACTGCCCGCCCATGCGCTGCTCACCAGCGGTCACCGTGCCGCCCAGCGATTGAGCCAGCAGATACATCACCTCGCCGCCGGGGTGGCTGACATAGATTTGGGTGGTCAAGCCTGCAGGTGGCGCGGGCACGTCAAACGACAGCACCTCGCCCACACCATGGCGCACTGGTGTGCACAGGCCCACCACACCACGGGCATCGACATAGGCAAAGCAGTACAGAAAATGACGGCTTCCGGGCGTGAGCTGCGCCACAGGCTGGGGTGCAGGCGCTGGGGCCAGCATGGGGCCCAGGCGGTTATCTGGCTGGATGCGCAGCAAAGTGCGGCCATCCGTGACCGCAATATCGCCATCTGCCAACTCGGCAAAGGCCAGCCGCGCCGTGCTGGGCAAAGTCATACCCAGGGGCTGCAGCGCGCCGCTGCGCACATCGAGGGCACACAGCTGCTTGTCCGCAGCCACAAAGGCGCGCCCTGCAGCACTGGCCCACAGCGAGTGCATATCGCTGCCCGCCACCACACGCTGGTAACCCTCCCGCCCCACAAACTGACCCGATGGCGTCAGATCCACGTTGTGCGCCTGCGCCACAAAAATGCCTTCCTCCACGCGCAGCGCAGAGCGATGCAAGCGCTCATTCACGCCAAGGAAGCCGGAAATTTTTACGGTTTTGGTTGCCATGCCACGCAGTTTTGCGCGGGCGGTGCGATTGGCCTAACCCTAGCCGGGGTGAAGATCACAGGCCATCAAATCATGCTGGCATTTCTGCAGAACCTATGCAGAATGCATGTGAGCCTCACGCACCAAATACAAGCGTGGCCACAAATAACTGGAGGGAGAACAAATTGCGAGCCATCGTCTTTGCAGCATTGGCCATGATGAGCCAGATCGCCAGCGCTGAAACTGTTCAAGTCAAATACCTAGGCCCAGTCTCACTGGACGCGTTCACCTGCACAGATGTGCACGAGAACAGTGACGTAGCCCGCATTTGCTACGACAAAAAAGAGCGGTACATGGTCATCAAACTCAACAAGACCTACTACCAGTACTGCGAGATAGACGCGGCGACTGTGGCTGCCCTGCAGGGCGCAAGGTCGAAAAGGGATTTTTTCCAGGCCAATATTCGGGGCAGTGGATCGGATGGGCCGTTTGATTGCCGCACGCATCCTATTCCTAAGAAATATCGGAACTGAGCTTTAACGACGGCATGCGGCCAATAGCTGCCCATGATGCGCACCAATCGAAGAACCGCTTTAAGATTTTGAGTTGCAATTACTGGAAGTGGATCCAGGTAGCTTAGGCGCGGCTGAGTGCTAGGGAATGGGGTATAAGCTGGTTACTGAAGCTCTACGGCTTGTGTGGCGCATCGAGTGGTGCGCCACACAAGTAGATCAGACGGCCTAGAGGTCAACATTAATGACTGGAGATGCTCCTAGTCGTTGACATAGCTATAGTCTATAAAAATGTTATTGATATGTCTACCCCTTCAACGCCAAATATCCACATGAAAAAACAGCCCATCGAGGCGTTGTTCAATGCCATGTATCACGACAAATGGCGTTTTGCTGATTTTTCAGATATATCCATAGAGGAAAACATCAGCTCAAAAAGCTTCACCCAAGATGGAAAAACCAGAGATCTTCTTGTTCCCAGCGAAAAACTCAAGAGTTTCCAAGAGTTCCTGAGATTGTTCCTATTGGATTTTGTTCAACTGAACAAAGAGGTCGTTTTTTCCTACCGAAAAGGGGTTAGCGCATACGATGCGGTGGCAAGACATGCAGCAAACAAGTCGTTTTTTGTATGCGACATCGCCAATTTCTTTCCCAGTATCAGACGGTCTCGAGTCAAGTCCACCCTCCAGACAGCGAAGGAATTTTGTCCCATTGAGGATCTCGATGTGTGGCTCGACCGAATTGTGGATCTTGTTTGCGTGAATGATGGATTGCCTATTGGATTTTCTACCTCACCGGGCATCAGCAATGCTGCACTTATGGACTTCGATAACGCCTTTCAGGCATATTGCAGCAGCAGGGGGCTAACACTGACACGCTATTCGGACGACATCATCGTTTCCTCGCCTGATTCCGAAGCACTCCAAGGTATTCAGGACCGCGTAGCCACTTTGCTTCAAGAAACTATGCAGGGTGAGTTGTCTCTGAACCCTGGAAAGTCACGGTTTTTGCACTATGGCAAGAAGGTCAAACTTCTGGGCATGGTGCTACTGCCAAATGGCACAGTTTCCGTGGATGCCCGCATTAAAGACGAAATAGAAGTACTTGTTCATTTTTATTTACGTGATAAAAGCAAGTTCTCCTATAAAACGGGAAGTGATCCACGCAAAGCGGAAGCTCGGCTGTCTGGTCTTCTGAACTACGTCAACACGATTGATCAGGCCTACCTCGACAAGTTGCGCAAAAAGTTTGGTGTGACAGTTGTCGATTACTTCCTGCACCGCTCTTTTTCCTGAGCCATGCATTTTCGCGTTGAAATTAAAAACGTTCACCCGACCAACCACCTGACTTTCGAGATCGACCTGAGTCAGCATGGTATTCATTGTCTCGTTGGAAGAAATGGGGTTGGTAAAACGACGCTGGCTAAGGCCATTTTGAACCTTGCGCAGGCAGACATCTTCATCAGAACTTCCGCAGACGGGGTTTTCAACCCTTCCAGCGTCATACGTTACACGCTGGGAGCTGAAGAACACCTGTTCACCTACGACCCTGCACTTCGTTCTATTTCCACCAAAAAACCTATACAGCCTCACCATAAGACTGTTGCATCCGTCGAAATGCCGGCACCATACGGCCAACGCTTCACATTTTTCCGGATTTTGTCTGAGTACGACGATGACATCCGCCGGGCCGTGGTACTAGGCCAGTACAGTCGACCGGAAGCGCTTATAAAATTTCTCACTGAAATTTACCAAGACCAGCGGTTTGTAGATCTTGTTGAAGTCAAATTTCGTCAAGGTGCATGCTGTTGTATTGTTCGCGTAGACAAGCGTTACCTCCGCGAGGATTACTTCAGTTCCGGCGAGTACTTCCTGATCAATCTCTATCGCAAAATCACACAGAAAACGCCTCTGGTCGTCATCGACGAAATCGATATTTCGCTGGATGCCAGTACCCAGGCGAGGCTTGCAAAACTGTTGAGAAAACTTTGCGTCGAGCATGAATCATCTGTCATGTTCACCAGCCACTCACTGGCGCTTATGCAGACCCTTGAACCTGGCGAGATACGCTATCTAGACCGTGACAACAAAACTGGCGAAGTTACGTTGTCACATATGTCATTCAACGGGGTCAAAAGCCTGATGTTTGGATTCGAAGGATTCGACCGTTATATTTTGACTGAAGACGAAAGACTGGAGCAGTTTCTTAAATACACCATAAATCGATACTGCTCCCCAACGTTCTACTCATACCAAGTTATTTGCGCTGGCGGGCAAGGTTACGTGAAAGGGCTGATGAATCTCAATAATCAATACAATTTCTACGGAGCCAAGGAAAATGTAATCTGCGTTCTGGATGGCGACCAATCAGGAAATACCCAACCCAAACAGGTATTCTGTCTACCAATAAGAAATGTGGAAAATGCTCTGTGGGATTTGTACAAAGAAGACGACTTTGCATACAAATTCGACGGTGGTGGCGAATTGAAGCCCAAGCCTCTGTACGGGCAAATAACGAAATCGCGAAAGCTGTTATCTCCCGAAGAAATTTGCAAGCTACTTTGCGACAGGCACGATGATGCAATGAAGCAGTTTGCACAAACCCTCTCAAGTTTTCTTTGCAGACCAGCTTCCTAATTTACTTAATATCGTGTCGAGTTTAAAACGTAACAAAAGTCAAATAAGCAGACTCCGAGATTAATTATCACAAAGACTCCTATGGGTCGATCGCGACCATTCATTCCACAGCACATAAGCAAAAAACCCTCTTTCGAGGGCTTCTTTTAACGCTGCAATGACCAGTCTTCTTGTGATGATGGTCGGCCTTTTCTATTATCAAGTGTAATAGAAGAATTTTCAAGCTCCAGCATTAAATTGATGCGAGCGCGCAGAGCACTTGCAACTTTATTTTTGTATTCCCCGCAAGGTAGTTTTTTGCACAAAAGATGCAAGGCCTCTTCAAGCTCATATAACGATTTACACCGGTTAATAAGAATTATAATTTCAGCTAGTGCTTCGTTTGCACTGTAGTAGCTACAGCTAGCGTATTCAATCAGAGCAATGAGTTTTTCATTGGTCATTAGTAAATATCCTGAATCCACATTTTCACGGTCTGCCACTTATCTCCAACAGCACGAAAGCTTAAAAATACAGACTGCTCAGCCTTTAGAAATGCATAGAAAGACAACATGTCTTGTGGCAATTTTCCACTGCGTTTGACTTGTAGCCATTCGCTCCACAGGCTAACAATTTGTTTTTTGGCTTCTTCTTGAGTCATTTGATTTTAGATAGTTTTTTGCTAAAAATTTCAACCGATCATTAATTAATGATCGGTTGAAATTTTCAAAAGACTCTGGCGCTTGCTATGAGTAAGCGAACTCTCATTTTCCTTAAGACGCTTTTGAGCTGCATCTGCTTGATCCATTAGCGCTTGAAACTGATCTTCGCTTGTGGACTCAATGGCTTTTGTGGTTTGCTGGTGTATTGAAACCACTTCTTCCCAGTCTTTTTTATCAAATGGATGTGGATGGCCAAGTTGTGAATTGAAGTCGGCAGCAGCAACCGCAGCACTGGCGGCGAAATTGGCATCAAGCAGGTGTAGCTGTGATTCCATCTTGCTCAGTGCCAATTCGTTTTCGGCTTGAGCAAGACGCATCGCAAGGGCTGTCAGAGCGCCGCCTGGTTCTGTTTGAGATGAAAAGCTAGCCTCAAGCCTTGCAACGATTTCGGCATTGAACGTCCTATTGTTCTCCCTGGCAGATTCATGAATCTTGGTATGGAGTTCGGGCGGCACTCGTAGCGCCGTGCGGATGTAGTCGTCTTGCGTGGCCATGCCGACAGTTTAGTGCATGACTTCAATTTGAAGTTGACTTCAATTTGAAGCCTGATATGATTCCTTTCGACTTCACTGTGAAGCCGAAAGGAATCCCATGCAAGGAAACAAGACAAGAGCCCCAACCCCAGTGCGATTTCCAGATGAATTGAGGCAATGGCTAAAGCACAAGGCAGTTGATAACTTTCGCTCCCTAAATGGCGAAATCGTCGCAAGACTTGAGCAAAGCCGAAAAGCAGAGGAGGCCCAGCATGAAAAGCTGGCCTGAAATAGATAAGGCCCCTACCGCGCCAACGGTAAAGGCCTTGAGTGAAAAGTCCCAAATCGCAAAAAAAGGAACCAACATGAGCAATTCTACCCTCATCCCCGTTTTTTCTGGAAGCATGACAAATAGCGTTGTTCAACTGTGCGATGCACGCTCTCTGCATGCCTTCATGCAAGTGCGCCGCGACTTTTCCAACTGGATCAAAGGTCGCATCCGCAAGTTCGGATTCATGAGCGGTGAGGACTTCATCACAATTTCCCGCTCGCCCGAATTGGCGAGCGGTAATCGAGGCGCGTCTATCGACTACCATCTGACCTTGGACATGGCTAAGGAACTGGCGATGGTCGAGAACAACGAGCAGGGCCGCGCTGCTCGCCGCTACTTTATTGAATGCGAGCGCCAAGCAATGAACAAGGTATCCCAGCCCGTTCAAATGCGCCTTGACTACGACCGCATTAGCCCCGCTCAAGCGCAAGACCTCAAAGAGATTGTGGCGGCCATCGTTCAGGCAGGTGTGCAAACCTACGGAGAGACTTGGAAGCGTTTTCAGAACAAGTACCAAGTCAACAGCTACTTGGAGTTGCCCGCCACCCAGCATCTGGAAGCGCGCCGGTATTTGATTGCCAAGTTACCCAAGGGCTACGCGGGCGATATAGTCAGCGAGGCGGCCACGCCATCTGCCCTGCCCCGCCTGCAACTGCGGCACCTGCCCCCACCCCCAGGCACCTACCGTTTCGACCCCGCCAACCCGTATCCTGCAGCTGGCCGCACGATCGAAGTTGCCAAAAGCATCGTGTCTGACATTCGCATCTGGAGTGACAGCTTGCCGGGCGCTGCACGCCAAGACCTGTTCGAAGCAACCGAAGTGCTGAATGATTTGTTAGTCAGCGGCTGGACAGAGGTGGATGAAGCCTTGGGCCAAATGCACACAGCCATCCACATGCTCAACCGCTGGCAAGGCCGCGGCGGGCGCGCAGGCAATACGCGTTGAGCGCATTTGTCACCGGTGCACTACTTACGCAGAAACTTTGCGCGAGTAGTGCCTAGAGCAGCATCTTATGCATGCCCTCTTAATCCCTGGGTACACGAACAATACTGCGAGTCCGGTAGAGGAACTCACGCCCAACAAACTTGGGCATGTAGTAGTGAGTTTCGTTTTGCTGACCTTGCGGGAAGTAAGCGAGACACTTTTCTGCCGGATGATTTTCTTTCGCTTGAACATCGCACCATGCTTGCCCAGTCCAATCGATGATTGACGCATCATTTAGCGTCAACCAAGTATGAATTCTTATTTCTCTTCCTGAGTCAGGGTCTGCAATCTCATTTAAAAGTACATCTCTGGACTCAGCACAGTAACTCCACCCTTGGCCATGCATGCTGCCAATAGTCATATGCGCATCGATACCGTGATAAAGCAAGAACTGCTGCAGCTCATCGTGGACACGGATGCAATTTCCGCTAAGTGAAACAGATTGGCTCAATCCTATGGAGTACAAATGATCACAGAACGGCCCCAGCAAAGGTAAAACATTCTCCTTAGGAATCTTTTTTGCACAAAACGTTGGTGCACGCTCTGAGTTCAGCAGGCCGAGCGAAAGCGAGTCATCAACTGCTTCTTTCAGAAGGTCAAGGTAACGGGTATGCATAAGTAAATTGTTACATGCTCTCCATCGTCGTCTGTTGCATTGAATAGAGGCAGCAAGTAATTCTCTTCAGAGCAACAACGATCATCTCTTCCCGCAAAAAATCCCCGATTTACTCTCGCGCTGCAAACTCCCGCATCTGCTGCCGAATCGCCGTAGGCGCCGTATCCGCAATGCGCGCTGTGCGGTTCTTGCCCATCTGCGCCACCCGCTTCCAAATGTCGGGCATGTTGATGCGAATGGGCTGGTCGGGGTTCTTGCGGTTCCACTCCTGCACCCGCTCGCGGGCACGCTCCACGCCAGCAGCATCCTTTTCAAACAGTGCTTGGGCCCACTTCGCCTTAATGTCACTGGAAGTCTGGATATAAAAGCTCTTGGAGCGCTGCATAAAGCTATTGCCCTCTTGCACTTCGGCCACGCTGCGGGGCTGGAAGCCAATGGCTTTCAAAATCGCTTCGTCCAAGGTGGTATCAATCACCTTGTAGCCCTTGCTGTCCTTGTACATGCCAGACACCGCCATATCTGCACCCTTGGCCGCATTGCGCACCGCATTGGGCGCCCACTGGCCAGCACCACGCACCATCTGCGCGCCGTCCGCGTTGATAGCGCCCTTGATGATTTCTTTGGTGCCTTCCAAGCCGCGCTGAACCAAGTCACCCGCTGGGCCTAGCAATTCCACCACGTCGCGGGCGTTGCTTTGCTTGTCCAGCAGCAGGCCAGTGCCGGGAATCAGATTGCCCATGCCCAGGCGCCCCGACACATCCAGCGGCATACCGGGCAAGCCCGACAAACCAGATTCCAGGAAGTTGGCCAACTCGGCACCCAGCACATCGCGCATGGCTTGCTGGCGCCATTGCTTGACGCTGGTGTTGTAGCCCATCATCTGGCCTGCACCATCCACCAAGTCCTCCACGTCCTCAACAAACGGCAGGCCTCCAGCGCCACCCATCAGCATCAGCATCAACATGGCCCAGCCCACCGCGCGGCGGCCGGCCGCACGCTCGGGGCTACCAGCCTCACCAGCGTTCCAGGTGCGCTGCATCAGCTCCAGGAACGACACGGAGTAGGTTTTGAAGGTAAACAGCGTGCCACCCACAGCACCGCGTGCCCACTGGGGCTTGTTGGCCTTGGTGTAGAGGAACTGGGTTTCCACCACCGCGCGGCGAGCAAACTCTGCCGGGTTGTCCTTGCCCTGCTCTTTGGCCAAGCGGTAGGCGGCAATAAAGGTCGAGCGGCGGTTGAACTGCTCGGCCAGCGCGAACGGCTGGCCCCAGCCGACCTTGACCTTCTCCCACACGTTGGCTGCATTGGCACGCGCATCGCCCGCCTTGGTGCCGTCACCCGTGCGCAGGCCACCAGCGCCACGCGCCTGAGCCATCAGCTGGTGGATTTCCTGCGGGCTCACCACGCCGTCATCCTCGGCCATCTTGAGGGCATGCGCCAATTCGCTGTCGTACTTAAAGCCGCGTGTCGCCATGTCCTTCAAAGCGCCACTCAGGTAGCGGCTGGCCTTGGCCATACCGCCAAACTGGCTCAACCAAGGCAGCGTCACCGCAAAGGGCTGGGTCATATTGACCACGGCAGAAGCGATGGAGCCGCCCAGGTACTGGGCAAACAGCATGCCGCGAATGGCCTGTCCTTCTTCTTGCGGGTCTTGGATGTACTCGCGCAGCTTGGCGGCAATCTCGCCCAACTCACCCTCTTGCTTGTGCTTGGTGTTCAGGTCGTTGATGGCGGTTTCCATCTTGCCTGCGTTCAAGCCTGTGGCTGCCAGGCGCGCATTGGAGTACACAAAGCTGGCCAGCACCCGGCCAACATCCTCGCTGTAGCCTGCAATGCCCTTGCGGTGAATCAGGCGCTTGAGCGCGCTGTGGTTGTTCTTGGACAGTTTCAAGAACTCTTGGAAGGCCTGGTCTTTGGCGTCGTTGCCCTCGGCATCCAGCCCCAGCATCGTGCCAAACAGTTCTGCGGTTTCGGGGGTAATCCCCGCAAACAGCTTGTACTGCTGGTCGTTGAGCGTGCCTTGCGTCACGCTGGCGTCCTGATAATCCCGCTGCATGGTTTCTGCCATGCGGTTGCTATCTGCCTTGCTCTCAAACATGCCGAAGTAGATGCGCTCGCCGTCAGCCCCCACCACATCCACGGTGTACTTCCCAAAGCGCTGCAAAGGCATGTAGCCGTGCTGCATCAGCTCTTGGGCCTTGTCGTGTGAAGCACGGATTTGGAACATCTTGGCCGCCATCTGGTCGCGGCTGTCTGGAATGGCCTTGGCGCGCTGCTCCAGCTCGTCATCCAGCAGCTTCCAGGCATCCGTCAGCGTGGGCGCATCCATCACCATGTCGCGGAACCCGTCCCAGTCACGGCCCAAGGCGCGCAGCATTTCCGCGCGGGCCGTAATGTCCAGCGACTTGTCCACCGTGGCGCGCGCCTCGTCGTACAGGCTGATTTGCTGCTCATTCATGCCGAAGAAATCACGCAGCTCTTTATGACTAAAAGCCACGCCCACTTTAAGAATAGCGCTCTCAAATTTGCTATTGATAAAGCTCTCAAACTGCTCCAGCTGCTTGCCACGCATGGCGGCCATCTGCTGCGGCTGAACCTTGCCAGCAGCCAGCAGCACCTCAGCCTTTTGGTCAACGGTCAGCCCCACGTACTTGGCTTTAAGTTCTTCAAGAGGCATGGCTTTGCCGTGCTGGTCGCGCCCCCAATCCAAGGTGCCGCCAAACAGCGCCTTGCCAATTGCTTTGTTGTCCACCACCGCAATCGGCTTTTTAAGCATGTCGCGCATGGTTTCCACGCGGGGAATCAGGCGCGGCGCGTACTGTGCGGCCTCGTTGGCAACGCTGCTCACATCGTCAATGAACTGCTGGGCAGCCTCAAACACGGGCTTGAACGCGGGCTTGCGCTCGGCCAAGTGGCGCATGGTGCCCACGGTCTTGTCCCACAGCGACACCTTGCCGGGGTGGCTCATGTAGGTGTGGGCAAGCTGCAGCCCCTTGTCTTTGAGGTCTGCCAGCTTGGAGCGGCTGAACATGATGTTGCCAACATCGTTGTTTTTATTCAAAATGGATCCAGTGCCCGCGCCCAACCCATTTCGAGAACGTGTAGCGATGGATTGCGTAGCAGAGGATCGGGTCGCACCCCCCGCCGATGCACCGGGCACCTTTTCATAAGCTGTAAGCAGCCAGCCGTTCGCGCCTTTGCGCTTCACCAATACGGCCTCGTTTCCCTTGTGGTTCAGCACCAAACGCATTGCCAGCCCACTCTCTGCGCGCCTTACCTCTTCGCCAGAAGCAATCGTTTCAACCACCTTGTCGACAAGCATTCGCTGAACATCAGCCAAGCTCATTTCATCCGACTCCATCCGGCGTTTGATGATGTGCTCGATCCCGCGCTTACTGTCACCCCAAGTGAAGTCCACCCAGCCCAGTCCAGTGCGGTACATGGCTCTGTGCTGATCTGCTTTCTCAACCCAAACCATCTGCATAGCTTTGCGGCCACGTGCAATATTGGCCTCCACCGATTTCATCGCGCTGCGGCTAGCAGCAGGTGACAAGTTAACGCCAGCTTGCTGCTGTGCACTCTGATCTGGCCCGCCACGCTCCACCCATCCGCGCGCTGGCAGCAAGTAGCTGCTGATGATTTCCGCATCCGTCAGTTTCAGACTCTGGAAACCGGGTACGTTCTGGCGCAGCCAGGTGCGAATGGCAGCTACGGCGCGCTTCACAAACCCGATTTGCGGGTTGCTCTGCGCCATTTCTGCCAGCACTTCCTCTGCGGCAATGCGGAGATCCTTCGGATTTCCGTCACGCAAGCCATATTCAAGAATCTTCGCATCCACCTCAGCTCTGCGCATCGTGGCAATCTGATCCAAGACGCCATCCAGCGCCTTACCAAACGCACCGCGCAAGCCGTAGTGGCCTAACACTTCATGGAACAACACCCTCGCAGCATCGTTGGGCGTTTTGAGCTGGCTGGCCAGCAGATACACCTTGGCCTGGTAATAAAAGCCCTCAGGCTCACCACTGGCACCGCCACTGCGTTGCCTTTGGTCCGCACGGCGCACCGCTTCGGGAATGATGGGGTCTGCCATGTCATAGGCCACCACCACCTGCGGCCCATTTGTCCATGCCTTGCGAATGGCATCGGCTGTTGTTTTGACCTTCTCTACCGCCCGGGCGCGGGTCATGTCAGAAAATACTGACCGCCCTTCGTTCATCGTCTTCAAAAAGCCCGGAACATCAAAGTCTTGCGCGCTGTCTTCGTCTGAACGGCGAAACAATGCCTCATCTTGTGCCTGAGTAGATGCGCTTGGTGACTTCTTGACCGCCTCCAGCGCCTGTTCCACGGGTGCGTCCAGCACGATGGCCTTCACAGGCTTGCCGTCCTCGGCCGCCGCCATTGCTTGGTGATGACCGTCAATGATGTGCCCATCACTTGAGACGATCACGGCACGGTCACCGGTGGCATCCTTGGCCTTAGCCACCTTGCTGGGCGAGTATTCAGCCTGTGTCGGCTTCAGCGCTGCAGCGTCCACAGTCGTGGTTTCATGGGTAATGCCCTGAGCATTGAGGTGCCTGACCAGACCACCATGCGACTTCGTAGGCACCTGGGGCATCTCGGCGCGCGGGATCCCCAGCGTGCCTGTTTCCGGCGCGAATGCCTGCAGGTCGCTGGCCGCCTCAGCCTGGGGCGCCACCACGTCCAGCAGCGCCTTGCGGTTCTTTTCCGAAATATCAGCCCAAGCGCGGTTGTGCAGGTTCTTCTTGGCCACCGCATTCAGCCCCGGGGCCTTCTCGGCAGCAGCTTGGCGCTCCACGGTGGTCATGCGCGTCCAGCGCTCAAAAGCCTCCAGCTTGCGCTGCTTCTGGGCTTCTCGGCGCTTCTTGCCCTCCTGTGCAATCAGTTTGACTGCTTGCGCTCCAGTTGCTGGCGCGCCGCCGTCGACTGCAACGCCCGGTGCTGCTCCTGCTTGCGGCTGTTGCGTGCTTGCTTGCTGGGTTTGATCGGTTTGAGGGCCACGCTCATTAACTCCATTATTGATAGCTGTTTTCTCTTGTGCATCAAGCTCTGCAATCGCTTTTTGCAGTCGCTTGGCGCGCACATGCCGTGGGCCTAGGTCTGCAGCAAGGGCGCGCAGCTCCTCAGCACTTAATTCATCTGTTTTTTTGCGGCGAAGAGCCTTCATGTCATGCTTGGCTGCCAGTTGCGCCGCTGCATTGCCCTGCTCCTGCAGCGCATTGGCCTGGGCGCGTGCACTGGCTTCATTGCCCTTGGCAGCCACCACTTTTTTGAGGCGGCGCTGCTCATTCGCCTCGCCCACATCCGCAGGCCCACCCTGTGCTGCGTGTTCTGGCAGCTCCTGGGGGTTGGGCTTGTACTGGCGCCCCGCCCAATCGGCAGCCTCAGCAGCGGCAGCATCCGCCTGGGCATTCAGTTGCTCAATGCGCTGGCCCGGGTTGAGCAAATCCAGCTCCTGCTGCAAAGCATCACGCTGGGCCACCGCCTCAGCAGACCACCCCTGGGCACGCCCCTGCTGGCTCAGGAAGTCCAGGCGCTCGCGGATTTGCTGCTCGCGCGCCACATCAGAAACTTCGCCCGTTTCGGCGTTGATGCCTTGCAGGTCTTGCTCTGAATGCTCTTGTTTTTGCTGTTCTGCGGACTGCTGGGCCGCCGCCTCGGTCTGCAGCTGCTCGGTCAACCCGGCATCCACAGCCATGGCGGCCACCGACTCCAGACCACCGGCATCAGCACGCAGGCCCATGGCTTCGCTGGGGCGCACGGGTTCCACCTGGCCGGTGGATTGCAGGATTTCATCGTCGGGCTCTTGCACTGCACGGCTGGCCTCCAGCTCCTGCTGGCGCGCCGCCGCCGCGGCCTCCTGCTGGGCACGCAAGGCTGCGGCACCATCTGGAGGCGTTGTCTGGGGCACATCCGGTGCGCCGGCTTCTTGCTCTGCCAGCACCTGGGCGCGCTGCTGGGCCTGCGCCTGGGCAGCAGCCACCACCGCATCGTCCGCCAGCTTGGCATCGGTCTTGGCTTGAGCATCCAGTGCTGCGGTTTCTGCGTTCTGGCGCGCAACGGCGGGATCGGTACGAGCAGCTCGCCCGCTGGCCTCGACCGCGCCCAGCCCACCACCCAAGGGCGCGGCCGCCATACCTTCCAGCGCCGCCTGACCCAAGACACCGCGCATGGTCGGTGTGTCAAACCCTTCGCCCTGCTCGGCAAGGTTGGCTGCCAACCGCTCCTGACCACCCTGCACCGCTTCCATCGGCGCTTCTTTGGCGGCCCCCACTGCCGCGCCCTTGGCAATACCCAGCGCAGATGCGTCTGCAGCCTGCTTGGCCGCACCCACGCGGGCCAGACGGCGCACCGCAGCTTCGGCACCGGTCGATCCAGCCAGCATGCCCAGCCCAGCGCCAGCTGCAATACTGCCCAGGTTGTCACCGGCATAGCCTTGGGCGACCTCAGCGCGCTGGGTGGCCTGCTCGGGGGTAGCTCCGGCGTCTAAGTGCCGCTGCTCCACCGCATCGTAGATGCTACCTTTGACTGCACCAGCCCCTTGCACTGCACCAATGGCCATTGGTGCAGCGCGCGCGGCCAGTTGGGCAGCCGCACTGCCACCGCCCGTCAACGCAGCAGCTGCCAAGGTCGGCACCACCGAACCCACGGCATTCAGCGTGGTGTCCACAGGAGCGTCCGCAAAGCTACCAGCGTAAGCCTTCACCTCTTCCCAGGTGCTTCCAGAATCCTCTGCCGCCTTGATCTTGCGAGCGCGCTCTTGCTTTTCTGCCTTACGGTAATCGGACTCCAGGCCTTCGGCCGCCTTAATCCCCTTGCCCATCAGGCGCGACACTGCGTTGTTGGCTCCAAAGGCGTCCGACACCATCTTGACACCTTGGGCTACCCCCGTGCCCAGCGCAATCGCAGAGTCGCCCACGGAGCGCCCAAGGCTCGGCGCCTGAGGGGCAAAGCCTAGTTCTGCATCGGTGTAAACCTTGGGCGTGCTGGAGGGCTTCGTCCCTGCACCACTGGCCCCAAAGCCCAGCTCTGCGTCTGAATAAATGCGCTTTGGTGCTACAGCGCTGCGCTCTTGAGATGTATCTTGTGCCATCCCACCAGATTCGCGCAGCCGGTCTGTTTGGCCTACGCCTAGGCGGGGTGCAACACAAAACCCGCCGAAGCGGGTTTTGTGCAACTAATCAACCTTGTGGCCAGTCTGGATCTGGTTCTTCCGTATCAAAGAAGCCAGGCGGGAGAGCAACCTCACCATCATTCAAACCACGTATCTTGGCAGCCAGATCAGCTGGCACAGGAATTTCGAACGTAATCAGGTACCCATAAATGAGCCCATCATCTCCAGCCATTTCTTCAACACTTGGCTGAAGGTAGAGATACTCCTCATAGGTCAGGCCTAGATAGCTAGCCACTTTCTGATCACTATCTCGCTCAGCTTGCTCTTCCATTTGCCGATTGCTCATGATGGCTCCTTAGGCGCTGCCTATTTGTCAACGACAAATCCTAGCAGAGCAAGGATTGCAACCAGCACCCTCTTGTCAACACAACACGCTTCAAGCAAACCTATGCATCTTTTTCCAATGAGCGCAGCCGTGGTCTGTTTACTTCTCACTGCCTGCACGCCCCTCTCCAAGCCTGTGAAATTGCAAGAAACACCTGAATGTATGAACTACCGCTCCATGATGACAGCACCGATGCCACCGGATGCTATGGAGAGGTTGAGAGCAAAGTGCCTAGATTCGCGGACAAAGTAGCCCAAATCGTTCGTTGTAACTGCAGCAGCACTACAACACCTTCACATCGTCGCCAACGCGTGTTCTACAAGCTCATTCCCCACTCACGCATCTTTCCACCCCTCCTTCGTCCAGCGCACGCGCTGTTTATTCGGTGCGGTGTACACCTGCCCCAGCACACGCTGCGCAGCGTTGGCCGTCTCCGGCGCCTCTGGCGCGCTGCCGCCCTCATCCACGCGCTGCACATCCCCCGTCCGCTTGTTGAAGCGAATCACACTGCCCTGTGTCGTTGATCCGTCCACGTTCTTGGTGGTAGGCGTCACCTGCACACCCCAATCCGCAGCATCGGCGCGCCCGGTCAGCGTAGCCAGCCGCTGTTGCGCTGCGGTGCGCGACTCATCGGTCTCTGCATTCAGATACGCGGCTTGAGCCTGTTCTACCCGCTGGGCTTGGCGGTTCTGGAACCCCTGCGCCGTCTCCTCTAGGTTCAAGCGGCGTCCATCCATTGCCAGCCGCTGTGCAGCTGTGCGCTCACCGATAGCCGCTCGCTGGTTCGCCCCCGACTGCTGCATGCCTTCACGCTGCAGCCCAGCATTGAGCTCCATCGCCTTGGTGTCGATGTTGGTCTGCCCACCAGTCATAGCCGTCACATCGGCCGTTGCCGCCTGCTGGTAGGCGGCCTGAGCCTGCCGGCGCGCCCGTGGATCCTTGTGAATCAGGCTGTCGGCATCCATCTTCAGTCGGCGCAGGGTCTCGCGCGCTCGCCAATCGTTGCCGCTGTGGGTAGCTGTTGGGCTAGCCACCATGGCGCGCTGCGGGCTTGGAAGCGAATTTCCGGTATTGGTCGCGCGCCCCATGCTCGCAAGCTGCTGCACACCAGCCAGTCGATCAGCGGCTTGCTGGTTCTGCGCACTGACGGCTCCGCCGCCACGCCCATTCACGATCTGCGCGCCTGCGCCCACATCCTTGCCGGAATAGGTGTTGGTGGTCGCATCGAATTCGATCTGGCCAGTCTGTGCATTCGGAATTGCTGCGGCGGCGCTTTGTGCTGGCGCCGGTGATGCGGCTGCCGGCTGCTGGGGCGGCGCACTCTGTGGCTGGTAGGTTGCCAATCGCTGCGAGGCTGCGGGACGTTCCGCTTGCGAGGCAGCAGACACTGCGGCCAAGCCTGCCCCTGGGGTGATGTAGGGGGCCGCTGCTTTTACGCCCTCTGCCACACTGCCCGCACCGGCAACACCGGCACCCACCAAGCGAGACACCGCAGGCACAGTGGCAGCAGCCCGAACTGCGCCTCCCACTGCTGGCAAAGCCATGGCGGTGTTGGAGAGATTGCGCCCGACTTCCGAAGTGCTCAGGCTGCCCAGCCGCTTCACAGCCGGTGCTGCACGGCCTTGCTCGGTCGGAATCTGGTTAATCAGTTGCTGGCGTTCTTGATCGGTGGCCATAGCGTGCCTTTGCTGGTTTCACTGGTTGGCAGTGTCAGCAAACCACCTTCATGACTCAAACCCTAGGCGGGGCTACCAATGTGACTTGACTAGGCGCGGGCGCTTGTCGCGCTGCTTGCGTTGCACGTTCGCATCCGGGCGCGCGCCAAAGTCCCGTTCAAACAAGGCTTCATGCAGCTGGGCACGATCCCGGTCATAGCCATCCGCATCGGGGCGTAGATAAGCACAGCGCATGGCCCAGTTCATCAACTTGCGATGGTGGCGCACGGGTAACTCTGGAGAAATGCGTTCTTGGCAATCAGCTCTCATCGGCTTCAGAGCGCCGCGATAGACACGCAGCTTCAGCACTGCTTGGGCTACAGGCTCAGGCACCAGCTGGATTGCAGGCTGGCCAGAACCGCCAGCTTGCACAAACACATACTGGCGAGGCTCACTGCGGCGCGCCTCCCAGTTGGGCATGACCTCATCCAGACGTTCAATGCTGGTTTCGGTCAACAGCTTGCCATCCACCAGGGCGCGCTCCACCTTCAGCACGGACGGGTGAAGGCGGTACACGGCCTGCCCCGCTTGCAGGGCAATACGGCACACTTCATCTGTCGCCATGTCCTCAATCAAAAGCGCTCGCTCGCAGGCTTCCTGCACCGCTTCATTGAGGTAACTGGTCAGCGCCTCATCGCTCCACAGATAAGGCTCCACCTCATCAGCCAATGCCATACGCAGATTGTGAATCAGCTCTTTAAGAGTCATGGCGGGCTTTGTGCACCTCAGCTGCTGGCTGCGTCAGCTTCTTCGGCCTGCACCTGCGCCCAGACGGCATCCGCTTCGGCACGAGACACATTAAAGCCGGCCACCGCCTTCAGGCGCTGCAAGTTGGGCTTGCCATCCGTGGTGAAGTCTTCTTCATTGGCGCCATTGAGCATGGTTCGCAAAGCGTCCTTGATCAAGCCTTGGCGCTTTTCTGCTGTGCCCTCGCCGTTGCCGCTCTGAGACGTAGCATCTGCAGATGCAATCACCGCGCCCGAGTCGGCAATGGGCTCGGCGCCGCGCGAGATCGCTTCGCGGCGGAACATGTCAGGCACTTCAACGCCCTCTGGGGGAATCACCAGCGTGTGGCCGCTGGTAAGGCCAATGTGCAAAGGCTGCTCGCCTGGGCTGCGGAATTTCATAGATCACCTCTTGAAAATCAAAAATCTGGGTTGCTCAAAAACCCCGGTGACAGGGGCAACCGGTCACCGGGTCAAAGGGGCGCGAAGCCCCACCACTGTGTTTCAGCCCTGACTGAAGGCGGCGCGGCCTTCCACGTAGTAGTGCAGGGTCAGGCGCAAGGCTCCGGCCGTCGCGCTGCCCACTTGTGCAAAGCCCAGCAGCACTTCATCCGCCACGCTGTGCTTGTGGCCGGTGATAGTCAGCGCGGTGCGGCCAGCCAGCTTCAGGTCCACGGTGCCGTAACGATCCGCATCGCCCTTGTCGCCCACGGTGCCTGTGGCAGCGGTGGCCGAGTTGAAAGCCGTCGTCACCACCACATCGCCACCCACCAGCACAGCGCCGTGGGGCACCTCGATGGCGGGGTTGGCACCTGCAGCCAGATCACTGAACTTCACATCCACAAAGGCCACCAGCAGATCCTGGCGGCCGGGGTTTTTCTTGATAGTCATTGCTGCTCTCCTTGTTCAACAACAAAAGGAACCACTTCGCCCAAAGCCCGCGCGGTGCGGGACTGGGCATTGGTGGTGGGGTTAGCCGATGTAGTGATCGAGACCGATAATCCCGAAGTCCTCGACCGATTCGTCGTAGATGCTGTAGAACTGGGGCTTGAGCAGGCCCAACATCTTGTCGATGTTGATACCCTGCTGGCTGCCGTACTGGAACAGCTTCTCTTCCCAGTCCGGCGCGCCCAGATCCACCATGGCCATAGCCTGTGCACCGCACAGCAAGGTGCGGGTGCCGTTCACATTGCCGCCCGCACCCCACTTGCTGCCCGCTGGCGCGCCCTTGGTGGTGTAGACCAGGTTGTGCTCATGGATCACCGCACCGTCCACAGTCACGGTAGAGCCGGTAAACCAAGGTGAATCGGTACCAGCCTTGGTCGCCACGGCCACCACCGCACGCTGGTAGTCGGGATCCTTCTTGAGGTTGGCCAGGGTGCCAGGCGCCACCAGCAGGACGAAGTAATCCTTGCCACCATCCTTCAAGGGGCGCACGTAGTGCTCCTTGGCGTAGGCGATCAGGTCCACGATCATCTTGTAGCTGGGCAGGCAGTCCTTGGTGATGACGCCAGTGTTGGAAAACTGCAGGCTCTGGCCATCCCACATCAGCGAACGCTTGGAGGTGGGTGCCGACACATCTGCCGCGAACGACAGCATCGGGAAGGGCGAGTTTTCACGGCGCGCACCGTTGTTCTTGAACTCGTAGCTGATACCCGACATGGTCAGAAAGCCCAGTTGGTCGGCGCGATTGCCCAGCCAGTAGGCCAGCTTATCGCGGCCTTGCTCGCGGAAATTGATCGTCGTGCGCTGGTCGGCCAGCTTGCCTTTGTTACGCACCGAGTGGGTCATCAGGTCCAGCGAGATCACCTGGCTGTACGACTGCATGGCCTCTTCATTGCCTTCGCGTTCGTTGTCACCGATCACGCCGTCTTCCACCAGATCGGCCACCAGTTGAATGAGCGCTTGATCGCCCTTTTCGGTCTTGGTCAGTTCCTTGATCACCTGGATCATGGCGTTTTGGGTCTTGCCCATGAAACGCTTGAGGAACATCTGGTCACGCGCGGTGCTCCAGGTATCACGGCTCCACACCAGCTTTTGCTGGGGTGTCAAAGCGCCAAAATTCGTCAGCATGTCTTGCTCCTAAGAATGGTTGGGTTCTTGGGACATGCGCCGCCCTCAAGCGATAAACATGACATAGGCCGTCAAGAAGCCAGGCCCTTTCACGTCGCGGCCTACGGACGAAAACGCCAGTTTTTAGGCGCAGTAGCAGGTGGCGGGTCTGCTACTGCCAGGGCTCAAGCTGCGGTCAGTCGCCGCGCAGCTTGCGTTTTTCTGCTTCGGACAGACGATCAAACTGGTCATCGTCCATTGCGGCCACGTTCAGAGGATCTGATCCCGTCGCGCGGTTGCCCATGCCCGCAGCAGGCACTGGTGGCTGCGCCAGGGATGCCTGGGCGCCGCGCGCTGTGGCTGCTGCTGGGCGCAAGTCTGTCTTGGCAGGCGTTGCAGGCGAAGACTTAGCCGGGGTGAAACCTGCGGGCGCGAATTTCGGCGCGATGAAATCGGCAGCCTCGCGGAGTGCCTGATGGGCAGGCTTGCCCTTGGCAATCAGGGCATCGCGGCGCGCCTCAATCATGTCCAGCACTTCGCTGTGTTCTTCTTGTTCCAGGAACGGGAAGTCAGCCACCACGGCATTAGCAGTCTCGGCCAGCAGCTGAGTCGCATTCTTCTGTGCCTGGGCACGCTCACGTTCAGCACTGTCGGCGCGTGCGCGCTCCAAGGCATTGGCGCTAGCCTGCTCCATCAGGTGCTGGTTGATGCCAGAGCGAATCTTCTTGGCTTCAGCCGTGTCACCCTCCATCAGGGCATCCAGATAGGCCTGCTCCTGTGCATCCACATCAAAAACAGTAGCTGCAGATGCTTGCGATTTCTTGGATTGGTCTGGTTTTTCCTTGCCGTCGCTGCCATCGCCCGCTTGCGCGTCGCGCTCTTGCAGTTGCTTGCGCAGACGTTCAACCTCTTGCTCAGCAGCTTTGCGGCGCTCGTTGATTTCGTTGAAGCGCGCATGGGGGACGTTACCGCTGTTGTTCCCGCCCTTGCCTTCGTCCGGATCCTCGGTGGCAGTGGTGGCCTGCCCTGCGGGGAGCTGCTCACCGCCGTCACCCCCAGCACCTGCTGCGACTGCCTCCAGTGCTTCAGGGTCAAGGTCATCCCCGGGCAGGAAGTCTCCGCGATCCTCAGGTGTGCCTGGCTGGTGCTCGTCCTGCACCGTGGTATCCCCGGGCAGGTCGGCACCTTCTGCGGCGGCGTTCATCAGGCGGGCCATCATCATCTTCAAAGTTTTGGGCATGTTTTCTTGCTCCTACAGTGGTGGTCAGTGGTTACTAGGGTTGAACGCCATCGGCGCCGGGTGTCTCGATGCCCGCTGCCGCACCCTCGCCACCGGTGGGGGGCAAGGCAGGGAATGCCGGGCTGGTGTTGGTGCCCATGTCCACGGCATCAGCCATGGGCATGTCGGCTTGGGCCTGGGGGATGATGGGTGCCGCGTCCTTGTCCTGGAATCCGACGGTGCGGGCCAGCTTGTCCGCCAGCGGCGCGGTGGCCGGGATCGTGGCAATCACCTGGGCGGTCTGCAGGCCGGTGTACAGGGTCTGCATGTCCTTGTTCTGCGCGTTGGCGTCGGCCAGGCGCGCCTGGGCGCCCAGCAAGTTGGCCTTGGCCTCTAGCGTCGGGTCCGGTGGCTGTTGTGCCGGGTCGGGCAGCATCTCGATCAGCTCGTGCTTGTCGGCCAGGTTGGAGTAGCGCAGTACCACACGGTCCGGGATCATCACGCCCTTGTCGCGCATCTCCATGACCTGTGTGAACTGGCTGTTCTCAAACGTCACCTGCATCGGCTGCTCGCTGATCACCACGTCGTACTCGCCCACTGTCACGTCGTGCAGGTAGGCCCCGGTGGCGGGATCGAACTTGTTGATCTCTAGGACGGAATCGATTTCCTTGCCGGTCAGCGGATCGGTCTCGGTGATCCGAAACACCCGGTAGCTGTCGTAGTAGGTCTGGATCAACTTGAGCAAGCGCTTGGCCAGCAGCCAGCGCGTGTAGGCCAAGTTGTCCAGAGGCACGGCCAACTGCTGCTGGCTGGCGTACTGCTTGGACTGGATGGCAATGCCTGAAACCTCGCTGCCCTGGTTGCCGCGCATGGCGTCAGGCACCGTGGTCTCCTTGAGGGCCATTTGGGCGCGCTCCATCAGCCGATCCACGCCAGTGGGCACGCTGTTGGGCTGGATGCGCTCGGGCTTGTTCCTGGCACCCTTCGAGTACTCCACCACCAGCCCAGTTTTGGCCCCTACCTCTTCCAGATCGTCTGTATCCATGTTGGTGAGGCTGCCCTCCTCCACCATCCAGCCGCCGTTGGCGCTGGAGTTGAGGATGTGCACGAACTGGCTCACCGACTTGTTCAGCACTTCCTGGGGGCCGATCCCGTTGTCCACCATGCCGCGCGTCTTGCCGCGCCGAAAGTACGGGAAGTACGGGATCACCGTGAAGTGCTCGTAGGGACTGTAGTCGTCATGCAGCACGGTGCTGTAAGTGCTGACCACCCAGCGCACGCGCTTTTTCATGCGCCGCGCACGCACGGCTCCCTTGGCCAGGGCATCCGCCACTGACTCCGGTGACATATTCGCCTCCACTAGCACGTCTCCGGTTTCAGGGAAGACTATGCAAGCCGTCATCTCATAGACCCACAGCTGGCGGTCAATCACGCGGTAGCGCTTGATACCGTCGGTGCTGTCGTAGTAAGCATCCTGCAGGCCCGTTTGCCCACCGAAGGTGTTGCGCAGGGTCTCGCCATCCATATCACCATAGTCCGGGCTGCTGTCCTGGTTCTCCTCGACCTTCAGGCGCGCGGCCTGGCCGTAGATCTGCCCAATCTCGCCCAGGGTCAACCAGCGCGCCCAGGTGAAGTCACCCCAATCGTCTGGGTCGTAGCTCTTGGCGTCCGGGTCAGGGATGGCATCACGCGGGTCAATGCTGGTCACCAACACCTCGCCCTTGATGTTCCTCTCAAACCCCATGCGCACGTCCAGGTAGCCGCGCTGCTCGATCAGGCCGTCCCCAAACATTTGGGTCTCGCGCCAATGCAAGTGGTTGCTGTCGGCAATCTGCTTGATCACCTTGGTGATGATCTTGGCCACGCTCGCATCACCGTCGCGACCGCGTGGGCGCAGGGCAATGTCCATGCGATTCGAGATTTGGTAGCCCAGAGCCGTATTGATGGCCGGCATGATCTGGTTGAACTCGTAATGGGGTCGGCCCTCGTCGTCCAGAATACGTTTATCCTGCTCGGACCACTGATCACCGCCACCCAGGTACATGCCCTCGCAGCGCTTGGCCTGCTCGGTGTATGCGCTGTGGCCGCGATCTACGCCGTACCGATAGCGCTCCCAGTTCTGGCGCGCGACATCGTCGGATAAGTGCTTGTTCTCTTTGGGCATGGCTTACGCGGCTTGCGCCGATCCTTTGCTGGTGCTGTGACCCTTGAGCAGCCTGTCGCGCCAGCTCTTTTCAGGCTTCGGAGGTTTGCTGCTGCGCATGTGCGTCACCCACTGCGCGACGTACCGGAAGCCATCAGCCCCGTGGGAATACTGGTCATGCAAGGGGCCCATGGGCTCATTGGTCTTGCTGTGCACCTGCCGCTGATAGCGCTTCAGGCACTCCAGCAGGCGCGCGGTCTTGCGACGGTCGAAGTAACACCGGGGAAACAGCATCCGAACCTGCTTGATGCCTTCCTCCACGCTGCTGGCCACCGGCTGCGACTCCACGCTGACCCTGCCCAGGTCGCGCAGCAAGTCCTCGGTGCTCTTGCCGGTCTGGAAGTTGCGCGTCTTGCCGTCGTGGGGTAAATAGTCCGTGCCCCAGCGATAGGGGCGCTTTTCCAGCTGCTCGACATACCAGTCCAGCGTCCGATGGCTGTCCTCGATGTAGTCGATGATTCGCACGTCCAGCGGGCCGCGCTGCACCATGATGATGGTCATCGCGTCGTTCCAGCCCAGGTCCCAGACCGTGTGCACCGGCAGCGTCGGGTCATACGGCACGTCGCGCACGCGCTCGTCCTCGTAAATGGCTTCCATCTCCAGCCTATAGATGGCCCCGGCGCTCACGCGGCGCGCGCGCCCTTCCCAGATGTGCTCGTAGTCTTCCTTGAGCATGGAGCGCTTAGCCTTTAGCCGCTCTTGCATCAGCACTTCTGGGAACCAAGGGTTGTCGCGCCAGTTGATCTGGCACACCCAGGTGTCCGGTGATGGGGTGGCGATGAAACGCTGGTAGGTTTCATCTGTCTCCATGTCCGGGTTGAGCGTGAGCCAGATCTCCGAGCCTTCCTTGCGGATGGTGGGCGTCAGCACATCCCAGGACTTCTTGGAAACGCCGTGCGCCTCTTCCACCCAGACGATGTCGCAGCCCTCAAACGACTTGATCGAGTCCACGGTATGGGACTGCAGGCCGCTGAACAGGAACAGACTGCCATTGATGCCGCGGATCTCGGTCTCCAGCACCTCGTAGAAGGCCTGCAGGCCAAGCCGCACGATCTGGTCCTTGAGCAACTGGTGCACCGACTGCGCAATGGACTTCTGGATTTCTCGCGCGCACAGGATGCGCAAAGGCCGCTGGGCTGCCATCACCAGCAGCACCCCGGCCACCGACCACGACTTGCCCCCACCCCGGCCACCGTGCATGACCTTGTAGCGGCGCGGCTGCCAGACACCGGCCAGCACCTCGGGCAAGGCCAGCTTCGGTACTTCAGGCAGGCCAGCAGGCAATGCTTCTCGCTGCAGCATGCTTACCCCGCGTCTTCGTCATCGGGATAGACCGGTGCAGCCACGTGGTACACAGCCACGGCCGGCGGCACAAAGCCCTGCTGGCCTGGCGTCTTGGCTTCATCCTTGTCCATGCCATAGGCCGTGCGCTCCATGGCCACCAGGGACTGCAGGGAGGCTGTCAGATCCTTCATGGCCTTGGAGCGGCCGGGCAGGCTGATGATTTGCTGGTACAGGTCGTTGAGGCGGTCCTTGCCGTTCTCGTCCTCGCTGCGCAGCAAAAAACCTAGCTCCTGCAGCAAGGCAGCGTTGTCCGAGCCCACCATTTCCTGCAGCTCGTCCAGCAGGCCGTTGACGATGGCACGCGCACGGGAAATGTCCCCGCGGTGAGCCACCTTCACTTTGGCTACAGCCTCTGCGTTGGCCTCAATCACCTGCCGTTCTGTTGCACGCTGTTCACTGCGTACCTCTGTGCGTACCGCCTGCGTGCGTACCAAGTCCTCAGCACGCTGCTGGATCTTGTCTGCCAGGTCGCGTGTCCATCCGTCACGCTTGGCGCGCTTGCGGATAGCGCCCTCCGAAATACCGTGCTCGCCAGCAATCTCGCGCAAGCTTTTCACGCCTGCACGGTAGTCCGTCTCGATTCGTTCCCAGTCTGCCTTTTTGGCAGGCTGGATTGGGGATTGCGCCTTGTCTGCCATGCCTTGCAGTCTCTGCATCAGGTACGCAACCAGCAAACCTTAGCCGGGGCGCAAAAAGAAAACCCGCCTCACGGCGGGTTGCATGTAATGCTGATTCAACTGAGCAGTGATCCTTGACGGGTACTGCTGGCTGGCTCATGTGTGGACACCGGTGGATGAGCTGGAGGCGCCGCCTTTTTCTTCATGGTCTTGATCTCTGCCTGCAGGGACTCAATCAACCCGTTCTGCTCCTGGCGCTGGCGCATCAGCCGCAACTGCACCTCATGGGTCAAAAAGCCCACGTCGTGCTGCATCTGCAAGTTTGCGGCCGTCTGCGCATCTCCCTGCAATCGCTTGGCCAGCATGCGCACCTCCACGGGCGACAGGGTCAGCACTAGGTCCCCAATTTCCACGATCATCATCCCGTCGGGCAGATCCGTCACCGTGATGGCACGGGGCTCTGCAAACGGCATGATGGGCTCAAACACCCCATCAATCACACGGCGCAGCGTGCCCTCGCGCTCGATCAAGTTGGTAATGTGCCCGTCCACGATGTGGTACGTCAGGCCCGACAGCTCGATGACGCGCTGGCGCGTGATCTGCTGCCCGTTGCGGTGCAGCTCCATGATCGTGGTCCAGACACGGGAGCGGTTGGTCTTTTCTTGGATGCCTTCGGTCATCATCAATCCTTTTGCACTTCGTTGGTCCAGACAGGCAAGTTCTTGGGCCACTTGCCTGACTTCAAAATCATTTGGCGGGTGGCCTCGGCCATCGCCCGCCCCAGCTCGACGTGGGCAGCACGACCGCCGTCCACCAGGCTGTACTGGTCAAATGTCGTGTGGCAGCCATGCCGGCCCATGTCGTCCACGCACAGGGGCATGGCGCGCCGGTCGTCCAGCTTCAGGCCCTTGCCCTTGCCTTCGTTCTCATGGGCGTGGTTGCTGCGCCCTTCTCGGCCACACCACATGCACGGCAGGCTGGCCACCAGGCGGCGGTAGCCTTCGTGGTGGATGGCGTGGTCTTTCTCGATGGCCGCGCATGCGGGTTCATCGCTGCTCACCAGCGCCTGCCGGGCGGCCTTGGTCATGCCCTGGGTCTCGCGCGCACTGGCCAGCTGGCGGGCTGCACGGGCCGCGTGCCGGTCATCCGACTGCTGCACAAAGCGCTCGTCGCCGTCGATGATGTGAGCCTCAACCTCAGCACCACCCTTGCACGCAAAGCCCCCGCCCCTGGATTTGAATCCAGTGCGCGCCAGCCCCTTGGTGCCGCGGCTCATGGGCTTCTTGCGGGTCAGCCCCTTGTATTCACCGGCCACGGACTGCTCCCCTGAATGGCCAGCCCACCATGGCCGCATCGCGCTCATGCTGGTTGGAGCGGCGCGCCCAGCCGGTGCGCACCTCAAACTGGTCGGCATCCAGCTTGGCCCCCTTCACCGCTGGGCTGATGCCGTGGGCGGGGATGCCCAGTTCTTCGCAGATGCTCACAATCTGCCGGCAGATCTGATCCACGTGCCCCAGGCTGCGCCCCACCGCGGCCACAGCAGCCCTGGTCTTTTGCCGCTGGGCGTTCCAGGTGTGTGACTGCAGGCGCGAGTCCTCAAAAATCACCCGGGCCGGCTTGCGTTCCTGCAGCAGCTCGCGGATCTCGTGAGGCTCGACGGTCTCCAGCGCCAGCAGCTGCCCACCCGAGTAGGTCGCCAGCCCGGTACTCACGCCAGGGTCCATACCGAGGATCGCGCCCGGGGCCTGCACCACCGGTAGTGCTGCCTTGCGGCGGTTGGGCTTGGGCGCCGTGGTCTTTGCTGCGCGCTGGACCGTGGATTTTTGGGAAGACTGGCGCACGCCCACCAAGCGCGTCCAGGCCGATCGATCAAGGGATTTAGAACTCATCCGCGTCCCCTCACGACATGCTTTTCCGCAAGCCCACGGCCATCTCGGCAGAGCATCGGGCGTAGCGACTGATCGACTTGTCGCCCCGCTCCACCCGGGCCAGGATGCGCCGGGCCCAGTCCTTACCGTCATCACGCCGGGGCAAGTTGACCTGCACCGGCTGCACCTGGGGCGCAGGCAATGCCGTCCAGCCCTGCTGCTGGGCATAGGTCTGTGCTGGCTGCGCAGCCTCGCACTCGCGCTCAAACATCGGCAGCGTGGGGGCGAACTCAGGGCTGGCGCGCTTAATCCGGCCCACGGCCAACTCCACCACCTCGTCGCTGTAGCGGGCCAAAGCCGAATCCCAGACCAGCATGGCCATGCGCACACCCTTGTCCTGCCTGTCATCCCCGAGCTGGCCCGTGTGGAACTTCGACAGGAAAGAGCTGCCATAGGCGCCATGCAGCAGCACAAACAGCTTGCGGGTTCGGGCGCTGGCCTCACGCGCCGGCTTTCCTGCGGGCTGGTCCGACGACCCCACGTGTGCAAGCCCCTGCTCGGCATAAAAGGCGGCATGGCTCATAGCACCACCCCGTCGTAAATCGCAGCTGCAGCGCCGGCAAACTTGCCCACCCCTTGTTGCGCGCTGCCGGCACTGCCCGAGACCCTGCGCCGGTCCACGCGGCGAATCCAGTTGCGCCAGGTTGCCTCCCAGTCCACCTTGCGCGCATCAGCCCCAGCCTTGCTGTGCCAGTGGTCGGCAAAGCACTCAGCCTCGCTGCGCACATCCTCGGCAGTCAGGTCCTGGCGCTCCTGCAACGCCCAGTCGCCCCACCGCTTAGGCAGCACCCACCCCAGCGGAAGCCGCTTGCCCTTGGCCTTGTCTGCGCTAGGTGCCGGCTTCTGGGGGTCAGGCGAAGCCGAAGGCGCAGCAGCGTCTGGCGTGACACTGGCCGCATTTCGACCAACAGAATCTAGTTCTACCTCTGTCTTTTCTACTTTGGTATCTGTATCTATATCTGTATCTGTACGCGTGACATCCGTACCAGTCACGCGTGACGCATCCGTGTCCTGTGCGTGACCTTCTGTGACATCGTTACTGGGCGCGGCTTTCGCGGCCTTTTCTCGTGCGCGCTGACGCTTCTTGCGCTCGGCGGCGCTGCTGTCGGCATCGCTGCGCATCTGCAGGCCATCCCACTTCACCGGCTGCAGCGTGGCCTGGTCCACCAAGCCAACCTCTGCCAGACGGCGCGCCACTTCCTCCAGGGAGCGAACGTCCAGGCCCAGCTTGACCGCCACCTTGCGCATCAACAGGCCGGGGGCATCCCCCTTGTCCAGCAACCCCTCACCCTTCAGGCACAGCAGCGCCACAAAGTGCCAGCGGTCTTCAAAGGCCAGCAGCTTCAGCTTGTCGTCATCGACCATGCGTGTGTACACGCGGAACCAAGGCAGTTGCTTGCTCATCGGGCACCCCCAGTCGATTCAGGGCCCCCAAATGGGCCTATGAGCTTCAACAGCGCTTCCGTACGCTTGGCGTCATGGTTCACTTTCTCCAGCACCATTTGCCGATACGTCTTGCCATGCACCAGTGCATAGATGCAGTCGCGCAGCTCCGCGCTGGTGTCCGTGCCTCGCATCGCACAGTGCTGCAGGAACAGCTCATGGGTGTGGGCGTCAATCTTGGTCTTTGCAGGCGTATCCAGCTTGCCCAGCGGGCCGGCAATCCCACGGGCAAACAAGGGTACGTCGCAGCCCTCTTCTTCCAACTGGGTCTGGACGTGCTCGAAAAGCCGCTGTACCTGCTCTGGCGCCAAGCCAGCAATCGCAGCCACCACTTTCTTGAGGGCTGCAGATTCAGCAGGGGTCACAACGGTGTGAGGTGTTCGCATACCACCTACTCCTTAAAAGGTGCCCGCCGCACCCTGGGCTACGATGGCGCTGCTTACACAACCATCAACAGCCACACGGAGGGCGGACATGAACAAAATTCTTTTTACGTACGACCTGAACAAAGAAGTCTCCGCAGCAAAGCGCGCTCAATTGCGGGAAGCAATAATTTCGACATTCCCAACACGCTGGTCCAGGCTCACAACGACTTGGATAGTGGAAACATCGCTGACTGCTGTACAGGTGCGCGACTGGGTGGCGCAGCACTTGGACTCCAACGACGAGCTATTTGTGGTGGACATAACTGGGAAGCAAGCTGCTTGGCAAGGCTTCGATGCCAAGGGCAGCGAGTGGTTGGCGGACGTACTCAATCGCTGATCGTCAGCTGGCAGCATCAGTGCCGCCCGGATGAGGTACTCATCCTTTGGGTGGCACACCACCACCGCATCAGCGCGTAGCGTGGCACCTATGTTTTCTCCAGAAAGAGCCGTTCCGACGGGGAGCGTGAATGTTTGCTGCTCACCCATGGCTCACCTCTTGGGCGGTGGCTGGCGCGGCAGCTTCTGTTTGCTGTTTGCGATAAAGGCATGCCTGTACGCGGTCAGCGATTCGATCTGGCAACACATTCGGCCATTGGTTAACTGCTTGGTAGCTAACCCCGATTGCTTTAGCTGCAGCGGCAACCGATCCGCCCAACTTTTCAATTGCTTCAGCTTTTTTCATTCTTGGATTGAATCATGATTCACTTTAGATTGCAATCACTATTCAATCCGCAGCAGGCATATTTCAACCATGATTGAATACAGCGAACGCTTACATGCCGCGCTTAAAGCGCGAAACGTCACCATCTCTCAACTAGCGGGAGGCATGGGTGTCAGCTATCAGGCAGTAAAGCGTGTACTTGAAGGGCTATCCAAAGCGTTCTCTGCTGCGAACAACACAAAGGCAGCCACATTCCTCCGCATCAATCCGGATTGGCTTGCGACAGGTCTAGGGGAAATGGAAGCATCATTTGATGCAAACGCCCGCCCGGCGCCACTAGGCATGCGCAGTTATCCAGTGATCTCGCATGTCCAAGCTGGTGCACTTAAAGAGATCGCCGTGCCCTATGGCCCGGGCGATGGCTTTGATGTGGAGTACGGCGACGACGAAGCATCGCAGTGGTCTTTCTTCTTGGAAATCGAGGGTGACTCCATGCTGCCCGATTTCCGTCCGGGCGACCGAGTGCTGATCGACCCTGATGTGTCACCCAATCCAGGTGACTATGTGGCCGCGCGCAACACCAAGCAAGAAGCCACCTTCAAGAAGTACCGCGTGCGCGGCATTGATGAGTCAGGCCATGAGGTCTTTGAGCTGGTGCCCCTGAATAACGATTACCCGGTGCTGCGCAGCGACGAGCGCCACCTGGTGGTTATTGGGACGATGATTGAACACCGCCGGAAATTTCGCAAAAAGTGACCCATCTACAGTCTCGCAGTGTTAGTGCTTATCAACGACATGGTTGTGGCTGACCACTCCAAAACGAGGTCAACACCGCTGCATGCACTGCATCCATGCTTGGTGTCGCGCACAAACATCAGTATTTTGTTTAAAGCCCAACGTAAGGCAGTTCTTGTAACATACAGAAACAACACAATTAGGGGAATCTTATGGGAGCACTGCCAAGAGCAGCCAACGATTTTTCGCTTTTTAATAGAGGTGCGGAAAACAACGATACAAATGCGACTCTTAAGAACACTCACACACATGAACTTGTAATTGCATTATGTGGTCCGATTGGCTCTCCCCTGCATGAAGTTGCCGCATCTATTCACGAAAAAATCACAAATAAGTACGGATATAAATCAAAAATCATTCGTCTAAGTGATTTTATCACTTCTCATTTTGCCAAAGTGGGTGGTGATCAAGTTATCCCCGAAAGTCCAAAGCACAAAAGAGTTGAAGCTCTCATAGATGGTGGCGATAAACTCAGAAAAGAATTTGGCCCTTCTATACTTGCAGACTTAGCAGTAGCAGACATTAGAGTTGACAGACAAGAAAATGGACTTGATAACGAAATTTTCGTAGGCAGAAGAATATGCCATATTATTGACTCAATTAAAATCAAGCCGAACTGGATCTTCTGCGAGAGGTTTACAGAGAGGTTTTGTACGTTTTTGGAGTATTTTCCCCCATTCCCGCTCGCGAACATAATATGCGCGATGTTCCTAGAGAAAAGATTCATGCATTAATGGAACGTGATGCGAAAGGAAATGATGGTTATGGACAAACAGTAGGTGACACTTTTCCACAAAGTGATTTCTTTTTGAGAATGGATACTAATTCTCAAACAGGTTTGTCAATAAAAGTAGAGCGATACTTAGACCTGATTCTTGGCGAAAATATCGTCACACCCACCAAAGAAGAATCTGCAATGTATGCAGCCGCCTCTGCGGCAAGTAGTTCAGCGTGTCTTTCTCGTCAAGTTGGTGCAGCTGTAACAGACGCCAGTGGAGAAGTTTTAGCAGTTGGATGGAATGATGTTCCAAAAGCATTTGGTGGTCTCTATCAAATTGATAGAGAAAATGACCCACAGTGTGCCAAGGATTTAAGGTGCTACAATAAAGACGGCGGAAAATGTTTTAATGATGAAGAAAAAAATCTTCTTGCATCTGCATTAGTTGAATCTTTAGGCAACGAATTTATTCCTGAAGATAAGAAACCAGCCGCAATAAAAAATATTTTATCAGACAAAAAGCTGCAAGGCCTAATAGAGTTCTCAAGAGCTATCCATGCAGAAATGCACGCATTAATTAATGCAATGAAAAAAGGTGGAGATAAGATTCATGGTGGTAGTATTTTTATTACTACTTACCCATGCCATGGCTGTGCCCGTCATATTATTGCAAGTGGCATACTAAATGTTTATTACATTGAACCATATCGAAAAAGCCTTGCTACAAAGTTGCACGGAGATGCCATTACAGAGAATGAAAGTGATAAAAACTTAGTCAGAATTCTTCCTTTTGAAGGTGTAGCGCCATCGAGATATCTTTCTATATTTCAAATGAAACCAAATTCTCGAAAGGGCACTAACGGCAAAAGAATATCAATAGTCCCAGGCAATGCATTGCCTAAAATAGGGAAAAGCCTACAATCTCTTCCAGATCTTGAGGGTATGGTTGTTGAATCCCTCGTCAAACGAGGCATTCTTAGCGTACAATCTTCGGTTGCTTCTGGAGGCCAAGATGGAACAAATGCAACTTGAGTTGGACTTTGATAGCCCTCAGGAAGTGCGCATTCAGTCCAACAACGTCATCGTGCTTCGTGCCTTTGTTGAAAGTCGTTCAAAGCGCGCCAAAGAGGAAGAAAAAGCTAAGTTGCTTGCAGAGATCGTCAGATCTGTGGAGCACATCACTGGGCGCAGCCCAGATGCAGAGATGATGTGATCTCTTATAGCCCGCCCCGAGCGGGCTTTTTTACGCCCTAAACATTTGGCTTATCAACCGGGTCGCCCGGCAGCTCAACTGGAGGCTCATCGTTTGGCGGGTCGATAGGCTCTGGAGCAGGCTCTTGCTCTTTGTGCGGATCTTTGGGGTTTGGGTGTTGCATGGGTGAGTCTCCTTGCAGGGCGTCCAACTACTTCCAGTCATCCCTTACCTCGTAGATCACCCAAGCTACGAGCATCATCACCAGCCACAAACCAACCAGTTGATTCATAAGGGCAGACATCACAGCTCTCCTTGAAGTGCGTGATGTGCTCATGATCCCACTTTCAAGACACCCCTGCAATTGACCACGGCCCGCGCTTCAGCGGGCTTTTTTTCGTCTGTGTGACCCCGGCATGAGACGGAAAATCCAAAACTGAACAACTATTCAAATATTCATTAAATCATGATTGACATTCGCGATTGAATCATGATTCAATACATCCATCGCAGCAACGAACCAATCAGTTCCGCAAGCGATGGGTGCCAAGTGATCGAGCCAGCACCTCGGGTCTTTAACAAGAGAGTGGTGAAGGCGGCTACCTGCGCGGGGTGACACCTGGCGCAATGCGATGGCTGCCGTAGGGGTGCGTTATGGAGCAGCGCGCAGATGAAGAAAGCCCCTAGGCCGACTGGAAGTCAACCAGTTGGCCGCCTTGACCACTCTCCGTAAAGGATGAACAGGCCGCAAGGCCCTGCCCCTGTGATCTACCGGCAGAAAGAAAAAGGTAGCGAGTGCATGAACCAATACCTGCACCCCAGGGCCCAGCTGGGCTAGATCAAAAAAGCATTTCGCTGCCCGGACGGTTTCCGGGTAACCAAATGGCAGCCGCGCGCTGCGAAGGAGAAGTTATGCGAGATGACTTGGCCGGATGACCCGGCCCACCACAGCCTGCCACGCAGGCCATGCGAGGCGAGTTACCGGGCATGTAGCCATCGGGCACCGGGTAATTGAGATTGGCGACCTCTTAACGCAATCAGTCCAGCCTTAGCGAAACACGTCCCCGAGCAATCGGCGCTGCCCTCTGAGCGAGATCAGAGGGAAAACACAAGCAGCTTCCACCAGGAGGCTGTTTTTGTTTGTAGCAAGGAGATAAACATGTGCGATTGCCGCGCTGATATTGAAAAACGTTTAACTGCCCATTACGCACCAAAACTTCCGGAATCGCGGGATATTGAGGCAAGCCTTACGGGGTACGCAATAACTCTTGGAAGCAGCCTTTCCGTGCGCGCCTACATGCCAGCCGAAATACGGCATACGGTCACCGTCAAGAAAACAGGCGCTGACAAGCGTAAAACCGAGAAGGTCAACATGTACTTTAGCCACTGCCCTTTCTGTGGCGAAAAGTTAGCCAAAGAAGAATAGAACCCCAGACCACCCGCGATAGGCGCGCGGCCCGACAGGGGTAAGTGTCGGGAATTCCAAGGTACAGCTGCCCACGCCGACAGCGACCGGCGCAGATAGTGATCTGCACACCCTAGCCAGTGGGGATTCCCTTACCTGCTCAAGCCCGAAAACCACAACCTTGTGACAGAGGGCTGCGCTTTGTAATGACAAGAAAGAGTTAGCCTGATCCAGAGAGGTGTGGTTCTAAGCCCTCCAGTCGCTTAGGCCACACTCCTACAACTCCGACGAACGGTATAGGCCACTCTAGAAGCTCTACTGTCATAAGGAGAGTATTCATGACCGTCGATCCCAAAAATCCTCCAAATCCTGCATTCGATCCCAAGGATGCAAAACCGGGCACTCACCCCAACAGCCCATTGGATCCTGGTGATCCGCGCAACCCCAATAGTCCACATCCCGCGGAGCCAACTGATCAGCACAACCGCATCATCAAGCAGCCTAGAAAAGAGTGAATCATGAACAGGCCTCGAAGCCCCAGCTCATTGCCCGAGGACGAAGAAATGGATCCGGTTGGGCTGCCTTACCCTGAGCAGCAAGACCCAATTCCGTTAGACCTGCCAGCCTCACCAAACAGTGAGCCAGACATACCTGAGGATTCGGAGTTTGAAAGGGTAAAACAGCCTGTTCCGCCGAATTCATAAGTCATCAACTAAACCCGCTTCGGCGGGTTTTTTCTTGCCTGCTCAAGCAGGGCCATCCGGTGAGTTGTTCGGCCACTCCAAACCACTGACCTGATGGCAAATCGTGACTGG